TTTTTGGGATTGTCACTATGGACAACGGGTTATTGATTTTTACCCTTTTTTGGTTCGAGCTTTGTGCCCGACTATTGCTGTTGATTACAGCGTTTATGTGGTTTTTGGTGGTGGCTTGCCTAGTGGCAGGCCTACCGCTTTTCTTGATTTTCTTGGTTGTTGCAACTCCAGGTTGGGTGTCGAACCCAGCCTTGGTTTTTGCATGGCCATTTTTGGCGCCCATTATTGGGCTGTATTTAACTCGCACTCTGCGTTCTTTTGTAGATGCAGAGAAGCGTATTATAGATTCAGTTGGAGCTGAACATGCACTTTGGGTGCAGAATGGAGGAACGCCCTTTGGCAAGGTCATTCCGATCTTTTTGGTGGCTGACATGGGCTGGTTCAAGAAAGAATTTGAAGGTGATTTCTTTCAGGTCTTGTTTCAAAAATGGAAACCCTCTGACCGGGGTTTCCCTTCTTATTACGAGATGTCGTCAGTATTGTACAGCCACTTCATTTTATCCATTCATGGATTGATGGTTCACAGCCCTTCGGTTGATGTTTTGGTCTTTCTTTGGCTGATGGCCATGTTTTGGAGAGGCGTGGGGAAGTACGTGTGGTGGCTCGTGAGGGTGACTTTCATGTATTTTTCCTTTGTTATTTCCATCATCCTTTCTTCAAATGTGGCTTTTTGGGGTTTTGTCTCATTTCTAGGGTTGCTCATAAGCTTTGTAAAGTTTATAGTGTCCCCCTTGTTCACGGACAGGATAAAGCTTGAGCTCACCATTTTCGTCGCCGAGGTTACCAATATCTATGTCGAATGGAAGTTCACTGGCAGAAAGTGGTATTCTACAGAAGGTTTCACCATCAGGCCAGGCAAGAGTGTTGGCATCATGCTGTCCAATTCACTCACTAAATTGGCAGTCACGATCAGTGACTTAGCCCTTCCTTCTTTTATTTTGGGTGCTCGCAAGAGTGGCTACAGCATCGCTGACATCGAGCACACGATCGAGGTCATGACAGAACTGGGCTGGCCGGTCAATTACGGTTTGTCTGCCGACAAGAAACCCAAATGGTTTGATGGTTTGCGCCCTTTTCAGGAGTGGGCACTGACCAGCACTGAATGGGAACAGGGCATGAGAAGGCGGCAAGTTTACCTTGACGAGCTACTTGAGCCGTTACGTTTGAAGGCTGTTGAGTTTCGACGGACAGAGGAGTATAGAACTTTGGAAAATGAAGTTGCTTCTCTGTCCCGTTATTTCAAGTCTCCTCGCTACAACTTTCCGGACTTGCCTTTGGAGGATGTTTGGTTTCTGTTAGGCGACATTTTTGAGGGTTCCAGGCTCACCCCTTTCTCTTACATCATTAAGAAGTGGGAGAAAAAGTATGCACTTGGGAGCTTCATGAAAGATGGTCTTCATGCCTACAAGAAAATGAGCAGGAAGAAGTTCATCAACTCGATTGGCTACAGGTCCTTCAAGGCTCTTTGGAGAAAAACCTTTGAAGTGGCAAGCACATTGGCTCCTGTTGCCCATGTGTCAGTCAAGGATGAAGCACTTCCCGCCAAGAAATGGATGGAAGACAAACTTCGAACTGTGATTGGATCTCCCTTGGGTCAGTACATCATGTCCACTATATGGAACTACGCTCCTAACCATAATTTTAAATTCGACAGCACCCCCATCAAAGTGGGCATGCCGTTGAATGGTTATTGGTTTGACCGCGTATATAGTCGTCATTCTCGATGTCAGCATCATTACGGTCTGGACTTCAAGGAATTCGATTCGACCCTCACTGCTGAGGTTAACAAACTGACCAAAGCCATTAGAAAGAAGGGGTTCGAACGACACAAGGATTATGACCGCATCTGTGCGTTGATAGATGTGAACTATGACCAGGTGGAGCATCAGTTGTTACACACGACGTCCACTGGCAATATATACCAGAAGGGCACAGGACTGACTACAGGCCATAGTTCCACTTCCATGGACAACTCAATTGGTACAGTTGTGTTGTATCTGATGGCATGGAAAAAGGTAACGGGGCTAGGTGCCAGAGAGTTCAAACATTATAATGAGTTGTCTTGCTTTGGCGATGATCATGTGCTCTCGTTCCTTTCTACGAGGCCTGTTGCATGGAATATCAGCAACATCAGGTCTGCCATGTCTAGTTTTGGCGTATCTCTGAAATTAGATTCTGAGGGTTCCTTAGAGAAGATTCCATTCCTCAGTAAGTGGATTCGAAAACCCACTGCTGCGGACAAGGCTGATTTCAAGGCTGCCGGCCTTGACAACTGGTCTGGGTATGCCGTGTTTCACGACAGAGATCGGTTGATAGGGAAAATGACAAGCAAAGTGAAGACTATGGCCCCAGGTTACAGGCTTAAGAGGTTGATTAGTTATTTGGGATTGACAGCTCATCACCCAGACATCTACGCCCAATTGTCTGAAATTATCAAACGAACTAACACGTTCAAACCTATCATGCAAAGGGAAGGGATCAAGGTGCCAAGTTACAACAGCATCATGAAAGCGTGGTACAATGACAAGTTCGATGGGGCTTATGAGGAAATGGAGGAAGCGGACCCGACGCTGATGCCTGACAATGATCTAGTTGTTTATGGACAAGTGACTTTGTGGGACAGCTTTGTTTCTGGTTTGGCTTTGCTCCCGGACCTCATCAACCCAACAGTATTCAATTTTGGTTATGTTCGGTCTTTTCAAGCACGTTTTGCTGGATTGTGTTCTTGGCCGCTCGCATTCATTCGAAAGCAAAACGGCCTTAGCGGTGTCAGCGAGTTGACTGGTCCTGTCATGAAGAGTTGTTATTCCTTCTTAGACCCTTCGATTGAAGTGCCGTGTGAAGATAACCTCTCTACGTTAATGGTTCGCCATTGGGGTTTTCTCTTGTGGTATCATTTGAAAGGTGGCAAGCAGAGGGCAGGATTTTTCACTTCGATCCACCTCAAAATAGCCAACGCAAATTTTATGCTGAATGGCAAAATCCTTTCTGAAACTAAAAGATTTTCGCTTGAAATTTTAGATCTTTTCGTTGTGACTTTGTTGGGATTCATACGCGTTCCTCCATTACCTATTGAGTATTTGGAAGACGTGGAATTCCCTGACTTGGCCTTCATCGAGGAGAACATTAAACATGCAATTTACGCTAGGTTTTGGAGTTCCCTCCCGCCTAATTACGCAGATGTGGTATCGACTCTCAAGAGGTTGCCCCCCAGCCTGGGTGCTTTGAGGTTGGCTGTGAGTGCCCCCACTGGGTCAGGCAAAAGCACAGCTTTGGTCAAGTGTTTGGCTGAGAACGTGGGTCATCTGTACGAGAAGTTGATTGTGATTGAGCCGAGAAGTCTGATTGTAACTTCTATTACACCATATACACAAACGAAGTTAGGACTGGACTCCTCAGGGGCGACAACCGGCATGACTTTGGATAAGTCTGCGAAAGTGTGGTATGTCACTGCACAGGAGCTTCTCCTCCATCCAAGTTGGGTGTCGCCTAAGAATTTGATAATCATGGACGAGTGTCATGTGAAAGAGCCACCTTACATGATGGTTCGATCTATCATTGACCAGGGAGGCACCAATGTGTTGTTTTTGTCGGCCACCATCCCGTCAGATGTGTACGACACTTGTGTGACATTGGACCTGAACACAGCGAAAGTTTGGAGGGTGAACACCATGCACCATACTTTTGAAGACTTGGTTTCGGCTCGGTCTGTCCTGGATCATTACGCGGCAGAGGCGGTTTCTATTGTCATGAAGCTTCCTGCTAATGCTAAAGTGCTAATCTTCAGCCAAACAGTGGCTGAAGCAACTTCCATTGCAGAAAGAGTGGGCAGGCGGGCGTTCGTGCTGTCAGGTTCTAGCAAAACAGGTGACATGAGTGGTTACAATGTCATTGTTTGCACAAGTGTTGCAGACACAGGCATTACCATTCCGGATGTTGACACAATCATCACTAGTGATGTTGGTTTCGTGGTGGAGCACGGGGTGAAAGAGTCCTCTAAACTCTATTACAGACTGTCTGCAGATGATCTGAAGCAGAGAGTCGGGAGGACAGGCCGCACGAATCATGGGCAAGCCCACGTGCTGAAGTACCCTAGTGCTAGACTGCGAGACACCAACCAGAAATTGGATTCAATTCCTGGAGTCATGTCCTTATTAGGCTCTGGGGTGCCTGTGAGGGAGCTTGTCCAGTTTTGTCCCAATTCGTTGAGCACCATGTTGGGGCTCGACAATTCCAAGGAAGATGTTGAACTTGTGAAGAGCGCATCTTTTGAACAGTTGCACAGGTATTCTAGCAACATCAAAACACTGTTGTTTGAAAGAAGCCAAGCATTGCAATTGATGACAAATGATGGACGCCCACCAGCCGCCATCGATAATGCCAGGATGGGTTTAGTGCTTCCAGGCACTGCCATTGACACCACTGGTATCCTTCAATCCATTATTCAAATTTGTGGGCTGTTAGGTATGCGAGAGGAGTCAGCTGGCGAGAGGTTGGAATGGGTGGAAAATGAAATCCGGAGGTTAAGCGAGCCTCTCCTCGGCAGGATAAAATGTAATGCTCCATTCCCAGATCCCGATCTGGGAGAGTGGGGTATTGCAAACTCTCCTGCGCCGTCGTCCGATGATGAATACCTTGAGTATTAAATGTTGTGTAAAGTGCCCTGATGAGTCACTCGAAACAGCAGCTTCGGCGCTGTCGGCATCATGTCTGGTAAGGGTTCCCCTCAGAAAGCCACTTCGGGTTCGCCCAAGTCCGTCTCGTCTGCTGCTTCGGCTTCAGTCAAACTAAATTTGGAAGTCGGCAAACTCCTACGGGAGTATTCCGACGAAGTTACATACATGAATGAGGATGCTTTGGTTTTGACCGAAAGCAAGACTAAAATTTTGTTCGAGAAAGTCACCGAACTGCTGGCTGACAAGGAAGAGCATACAATCAGTCCCGGAGGGCTTCACGCCCTTAGGTCTGAATTGAACTCTCTTCGCTTGAAAGTTAGCAAATTCGAGGATGAAAAACAAAAACAAAAATTCGTGTCTGAAAAGCTTGACGTCGATCTCAAGCAAGCCAATGCCGCCATGGAAGCCTCCCGCAAGCAATACAAGGAGGTCATGGCTGTGGCCGAGGTCGAAAAAGAGCATTTGGCGAAATTGTACAAAGAAGCTCAGCTCGAGTGTTCCCATTTGAAAGCGCAAGCTATCAAATTGAAGAACCAAGGAGGTGATGAGTACAATGCGGCCAAAGAATCCCATTCGAATGCAGCTGAGGAAGTCACTCGCTTAAACAACGAGTTGACGAGACTCAACAATGGAATGAAGGAACAAACCAACAAAATGTTGAGTTACGAATCCTCCATCCTTAAATTGACCACTGAGCTAAATGTGGCTCAGAACAAATTGAACATGTCGAAAGGATCGACTTTTGCCAAAGTGGTAGCTAAGGCAGGAGTTGTTCCCAAAGATATGTTTTCGTCCATTCGCAAGAGCCTGAGCAAAAAGTCGCTTGAGTTTTTGGGAAAAGCTGAAGACGCGGGAGATGATCCCAAGGACAAAGCTTTCTGGTTGCATGCTGCTTTAGACGCAACCAAAAACCCAATCCTCAAGCCCTACCAGTTGCTTTTTGGAGGACTTGCCCAAGATTTGAAACTGTGCAGCTATCACAGTAGGAAGGTTTTCCTCCCCTTCCTGAACAAAATGCTCAACACCTTGACAGGTACGGATGAGTCAGTTTCACTCGAGGAGCTGACCGACATTATTAGTCGAGTGGACATCCAAAAAGTGTTCCTCACTAAACAAATGGCAAAACAGGGGTTTCGAACTTTGGACGACTGGGTTCAAAGCGGGAAAACCCTTGAAGACTTGAATTTGTCTGACGTAGAGGCTGGGCCGCGTCAGGACCCCACCGTTCGCGCTGTGCTCCAAACACACAGACCTAAGGTGGAGCAGATTGAGAGGCCTGCGTCGCCAGACAKGGTCTACCCCAACTCTTGGTATTCACGAGCCAAGAGATGGACTTCTTCAAAATGGGAATCCTTTTGGACGAAGGAGTCTGCCCGAAAACCTTCTGGGTTATCGGCCAAATTCGTGCTTGTTAGGCGTTGGCTTAACAAGAAAATCTACGGGCTAGGTGACATAGTAATGTTGCCTTTCGCCCTTGTTTCTTTTTCCCTGCGCGCTATTGCGTGGGTTTTTAAGTAGGTTTTAGGTTGTATTTTCTTTTAGCGTTTATATTGGTTTCGATCCGCCATCGAGGGATCCAACGCTTATTTTCTTTTGTTCTTATTTAAAAG